ATTCAGGCTCCTGCATATATTTTACAAGCGTGCGTTGCTTGATAACATGACATTAAACATAATACGAATCAGGCCAGGCATATTTCTTGACACCATCATCAAAATTAAAACCCCGAACAAGATTGGGAGTTCCAATAAAACCACTCAAATGAAAATCATCACCAGCTGCAATCCAAATTTGCGTTTCCAAGGTGTCAGTAGCACCACCTCCATTCTCAACACCTGCTCCAATGTGAATAGTACCAGGACCAAACATGCTGGAATCTGCAATAGCATTATACGAAACATTTTGCGGACAAATTGCAAAATTGTAAATGGATGTCCATGGAATTTCAAATTCCAAAATGGCTGGACTTCCAGTTCCATAACTCACGGCGGCATTCCCACTTCCAACATACCTGATAGCTCCGCTGGTGTACGTCCCCCACGGGACAACATTCGTCGTCGTCAACAACTGCGATACAGCAGCTTCATTGATAATTGGTTCATTCATCCTTTGATAATGGAACGCCCAAGCGGAAACTTTGCGAGTGGCGTCGGACGCATCATACACCAGCACTTTAAAACGCAATGATCCACGTGCAAAACGATACATGGAAGTAATCTTATTCCAGGTTACATTGGTATTAGCATACCATGGCACATAATTCGGATCACCTGAAGGCTGAGTGAACATCCCCCACACCATAGCTCCCCAGTGAAGTTGGATCATAGCTGCATAATTTTCTTCATCAAAAACACGCACCATTTGGAGAGATGGAGAAATGGGATGATATTTCTTGAGGATGTCAATCAAGTTGTTACATGTATGTCCACCTTTTCCTCTTGAATTGATCTTTCGCGGTTCAATCACACAACCACGACCAAGATTCACTTCCGTTTTAGCTTGTTGAGAGATGGGTTTCTTGTTCTCAGGTTTTTTGAGACCAATAATAGGTTCTTCCATACTCTCATTTCCTTCTTCCGCTTGCAAAATAATCGGGAATAATGAACTATTGGAGAGCCCAGGATCAGCCAATTGAAAGCCAACACCTCTCCCAACGTATACGTTAAATTGGATCGAATTGGGCACGCTAACTGAGGTGACCAAAGGGTTAACCACTCTGAGTGATAATATTCCCATGCCGGATCGATCTGCAGTTGCAACAGCATCAAAATTCCTTCCGTTGCCAACATACAACCACTTAGAATAGGTATT